CTGCTGAAGAAATTCGGTTTAAATGAATACTGTCAAAGACAAGGATAGAAGGAAACGAGCGATAAATAAATTTTCTTAAAGCAAAGAACAAGGATACTTTGTGAGCTATGACCTGAGTAATGATAATGATACTTCTTTAGTGAAAGCCGGCTCATCTTAACAGGGGCGGTGGTGAGATTCCAATGTTGCTGATCCAAAGCACCCGTCAATGTCATGAAACTTAGTTAGATAAGAAAGCTATAGATTGATTATATAAGAGTTTGAAGAAAGGGGGGCGTGCCTGTGGATAGAGACTGGGATGGATTGGCTGATTTGATAGCAAATCTGATTACAAAATATGCTGGAGTTTTAGATTTAGATAATCTTCCAAATCCAACTCCAGTAAAAAATACAGAAGGTAAAAATAAATTTGACATGGCAAAAACACAGATTGAGAAAAAGCAATAAAAGTGATATAATATACTTGATATATAAGTCCAAACTATAATTGGTAAAAATATAAAGATATAGAAAAAGGATATTGAGGTTAATGCTATGTCAAAAGAAAAAATAAAAGTATACCTCTATACAAGAGTATCTACATCAATACAGATAGACGGTTATTCTTTAGAGGCACAAAAATCAAGAATGAAGGCTTTTGCTCTCTATAATGATTATGAGATTGTTGGTGAATACGAAGATGCAGGTAAGTCTGGAAAATCTATAGAAGGTAGAGTTCAGTTTACTCGTATGATGGAAGATATAAAATCCGGAAAGGATGGAGTGTCTTTCGTTCTTGTATTTAAATTATCGAGATTTGCAAGAAATGCTGCTGATGTTTTATCAACTCTACAAACAATGCAAGATTTTGGAGTCAATTTAATTTGTGTTGAGGATGGGATTGATTCATCCAAAGATGCAGGCAAATTGATGATTTCAGTTTTATCAGCTGTTGCTGAAATTGAAAGAGAAAACATTCGTGTTCAAACAATGGAAGGTCGCATTCAAAAGGCAAGAGAGGGAAAATGGAACGGAGGGTTTGCCCCGTATGGGTATCAGCTTGTCGATGGAAAACTGTTTATCAATGAAGAAGAAGCTGTAGCTATAAGAACTATTTTCGATCAATATGTTAACACAACCATTGGAGCGAATGGACTTTCTAAATACCTAGAAAATCATGGAATAAGAAAAATTCCAAGACAGAATGGGAAAAATCCATTATTTGATGCGGGTCTTATAAGAAAGATATTAAAGAATCCGGTATATAACGGGAAGATAGCCTTTGGAAGAAGAACTTTAGAAAAAGTTCATGGTACAAGAAATGAATATAAGCAAGTTGAACAAGATGAATATTTAATAGCTGAAGGTATTCATGAAGCAATAATTTCTGATGAGTTGTGGCAGGCTGCTCAGGTTAAGTTAAAATCTCAAGCAAAGAAATATGAGCATGTGAATAAGGGAAAAGATGTTAGAACTCATTTGTTATCAGGAATTGTAAAATGCCCGATATGTGAAGTGGGAATGTTTGGAAACAAGTGTATCAAGAAAAAGAAAGATGGTACAAAGTATAAAGATTTTTATTATTATGGCTGTAAACATAGGCAGATGATAAGAGGTCATAAGTGTACTTTCAGTAAGCAGATCAGAGAAGAATTGTTAGATGATGCAGTTGCTGAGGTAATTATAAAGATAGTAAGCAATCCCAAATTTGCTTCTATAATGCAAGAAAAAATCAACATGAAGGTGGATACCTCTGAAATAGAAAAAGAAATAGATAATTATCAAAAAGAACTGCGAAAAAGCCATTCCACAAAATTTAAGCTAATTGAGGAAATCGATAATTTAGATGTTGATGATAGGCACTATAAGCGAAGAAAACAGGACTTAGATGATAGACTCTATCGTATGTATGACAAAATTGAAGAATTAGAGTCGCTGTTAATTGATGCGAAAGCAAAGAAACAAACTATTGAAGCTGAAAAACTTACAGGAGACAATATATATAAGGTTCTGATTTATTTTGATAAACTCTACAATGTAATGAATGATGTAGAGCGTAGGCAGTTAATTACATCATTGATTTCTGAAATTCAAATTTACGAAGAAAAGCAACCGAATGGGCAATGGCTAAAATCAATTACTTTTAAACTTCCTATCATCGATGAAGATTTAAATATAAGTTTGGACAATAATGAGCATGTTGAGACTGTTGTGTTACTACAAAAGGTGAATTAGTAGAAGTCCTTGAATTTACGCACTTTTATGAGCATTTCACGTTCGAAAAGACCGATTGGTCAGACCGTGGAAAGCGATTTAAAAAGTACATTCGGGTGATTGTAGCCGTTGAACTGGTGACAGTAGGTGCAAAAGATAAGCCTACATCGTGACAGTGGGTGCAAAGTCTGGAACTGTTAGATAAAACAAAATAAGAATCGTCGGAAGACGCTTAACTTACAGCATTTCCTGTGAGTTAGGCGTCTTTTTTATTTCTACAAAATCAAAAGAAAGGAGGTACGCCAATGGGTTTTGATTATTTCTACGGAAGAGAAACAGAACAGTTCGCATTCTATCAGATTCCTAAGGTCCTGATTTCAGATGATAGATTTGCTGATATCACAATGGATTCGAAGTTCTTATATTCACTCTTATTAGATAGATCTGCCTTGTCTGCTAAAAATGGCTGGCTAGATGAAGAAGGCAGGGTCTATATCTACTACACACTTGAGCAGATTATGGCTGATATGCATTGTGCAAATCAGAAGGCTACAAAGTTGCTCAAGGAGTTAGAGACAAAAGCCGGCCTTATAGAACGTCAGAAGCAGGGCCAGGGAAAGCCTACAAGAATCTATGTGAAAGACTTTGCAACAGGACTACATGGAGATGGAAGTCGAAAGGGCCAGGTTCGGACTCATGAAAATCATGATTCTGAGACTCATGAAAATCGTGAGTCTAGAGATGTGAAAATCATATGTCCGGACTCATGGAAATCATTTACTAATAATACTAATACTAACCAAACTGATTTTATTCAGACTGATCTAATCAATCTATCGGCGGAATCAGCAAATCCGGGAATTAAGGTGGTAAGGATGGAAGATCCGATACGAATCAGAAAACAGTATGAGGAGTATCTTAGGGAGAAGCTTAGCATAGATATTCTCCTACAAAACAATCCTTATGAAGCTGGAAGAATAAATGAAATCTTTGATCTCATGGTAGATGTTCTCTGCAGCAAGGCAAAGACAATTCGGATATCAGGAGATGACAAACCAGCAGATGTGGTAAAGGCGCAGTTTATGAAAATTGATTCGGGTCATATGGAATACATATTGGATTGCTTCAAGAATCAAATTTCAGATATCAGGAATGTGAAACAGTATTTACTTGCCACTATATATAATGCGCCACTAACAATCGATCATTATTACACGGCTAGGGTCAGCTATGATATGGCACATTGGAAGGAGACAGTATGAAAAAACAGGGAACGATAATCGCTGTGGTTAATCAGAAAGGCGGCACAGCTAAAACAACAACTGTAGAAAACTTAGGAATAGGATTATTAAGGCATAACAAAAGAGTATTGCTTATAGACACAGATCCCCAAGCATCTCTTATGATCAGCCTGGGGTATCCGAGACCTGATGACCTGGAGCTGACACTCTCAGATCTTCTGAATGGAACAATTAGTGAGACTCCAGTTGCATTGGAAGAAGTCTTGCTCCATCAGCAGGAAGGTATTGATTTGATTCCTTCGAATATTTCACTAGCAGGTTTAGAGGTATTCCTGGTGAATACGATGAATAGAGAACGCATTCTTAAGCAGTTTTTGGAGCCCTTAAGAGAGCGATATGACTATATCATTCTGGATTGTATGCCTAGTTTAGGGATGCTTACTGTAAATGCTTTAGCAGCTGCTGATGCAACTCTGGTTCCTGTACAAGCCAATTACTTATCGGCCAAAGGTTTGGAGCAATTGCTTTCTACAATCAATCAGGTTAAGCGTCAGATCAACCCCAAGCTGTGCATTGAAGGAATTCTCATCACTATGGTAGATGCTAGAACGAATTATGCCAAGGATATCAGCAACTTAATTCGAGATACCTACTGTGACAAGATAAATGTCTTTAAAACTGAAATTCCTAGGTCAATTAGAGCAGCAGAAACAAGTGCTGAGGGTAAGAGTATATTTGCTTATGATCCATTAGGGAAGGTTGCAGAAGCGTATGAGTCATTAACACAGGAGGTACTGAATTATGACGAGAAGAGGAACTAATATTAGCTTAAAGAGCTATGACGATATTTTTACTACAGAGAAAGATAGATAGGAAACCGGAGAGCATGTGGTGATGATACCAATCAATCAGATACATGAGTTCAAGAACCATCCATTTAAGGTTTTAGATGATGAAGATATGAGAAAGACCGTAGATAGTATAAGAGAATATGGTGTACTTGTTCCGGTTATTATCCGTCCAGATGGAGATGGCGAATACGAGATGATATCTGGCCATAGAAGAAGATATGCATCAAGGCTAGCTGGAAAGGAAGAAATTCCGGCTATAGTACGAGAAATGGATGATGATACAGCTACGATTTTAATGGTAGATTCTAATCTTCAGAGAGAACATATCCTGCCTAGTGAGAGAGCTAAGGCATATAAGATGAAGCTTGAGGCGTTGAGACATCAGGGTAAGAGGACAGATTTAACTTCGTGCCAAGTTGACACGAAGTTGCGTGTAGATGAGGAACTAGCAAAGCAGACAGGTGAAAGCGCTCGAACAATACAGAGGTTTGTGAGGTTAAATAATCTTATTCCGGAGTTATTGGATCTGGTTGATGAAAAGAAAATTGCTTTTAATCCAGCAGTAGAGCTTTCTTATATGAAACCTGAGGAACAGAAGGATTTCTTTGAAGCTATGGAACTAGCTCA